TAAGGTCTTCAATCAGGATACGTTCGACAAGGGCGTTCTGTCTACAATCCAAGTAGGGGCTGAGAGCGCACTTACACGGGGCTTCCAGACGTTCATCGCTCACCTTGGCAACGACTACACGTCTACGATGAAATGGGTACACTATAACGACTTCGCAGTCGAGCGTGGCATCTTTGACTTCGCTGACAGCTCTTATTACTTTATTCGCACTCGTGTCACCCCGGGTAAGCTCAAGCGTCTTATCAAGACCGCTAAGGCAAACCCGCAGACTACATGGAACGTAGAGGCTCTTGAGGAGCTACTTCTTAATGGTCCTAACTCGAGCGGTTACGACTTCAGCCAGTCACCAGTGCGAAACCAACAAGGCGAGAGTGCGTTTGATAACAACTACGACTTTATTACCCGTTATGGTGTCGGTCCATACTATTCAATCGACGTTTTCAGTCCTAACTGTAGCAAGGTACTCCGTTCTACTAAGTCACGCTCTAAGTTCGGTTACCCTCGTATGCAGGCGCTCGTTATTGACGCTGCCCAGTTGTCGCCGTTCGGCGTGTCTCGGGCAAGGCTCGCTAGTCCAGCGGCGAACTACGCTAATATTTATCTTCAGTCAACTGCTAAAATGCAGCTTATTAACGCCGATCCGCCTATCATGCAAAAGGGAACTTTTACTACCCCTATCCGCCTCAAGCGTGGGGCTTTATGGAAAACTGCCGACCCTAATGCTGATGTAGTGGTTAAGGAACTTGGCAACTCGACCCTCACTCAATTCCGCAACGTCCTTGACTTTGTGGACGGTCAAATTTTAAGCGTCATGGGTGTCGGTAAGGCTCAAAATGCTCGCTCAAGCTCTGCATACATTAACTCTGAAGCGGTGAAAGCTGATAGTAACGAACGTGACCTTGCCGTCCAACAGGTGACTGCGATACTCGAAAACACTATCCGCCAATACGGTCTAGTCGCTCTTGATCTGTTCGTTTCAGAGCAAGAGGGTATTGGTGAGGTTGTTGTCGACGATGAGTGCAAGAACGCTATCAACGACCTCGATATGAAGAACTTTGTGCCAACGCCAGAGCTACCAACATACGTGCCTACCATCGGTGACGACAACGTGTTCAAGGTAGACTGGGAAGCGTTTTACGCTAATATTAAGTCATGGACAGTAAACATTGACCTCTCAATCGGTAAGCAAGAAATGCAAGACAAGACCCGTGCCGACCTACAAGACGCCGTTACTGTGGCAAGCCAGACCACCGACCCTAGTGACCCACAGGGCATCGCCCGCAAGCGCCAGTTAGAGAACAAGCTATTTGAGACAATCGTACCTGATATGCGAATGGACACACCAGCGCCAGTCGAGCAACCAATGGGAGCGCCGGGTGAAAGTTCCCTCTGAAGCGTGGGACGCAATCGTTAGGATTATTAACTATGAGTTCGTTCAGTCGGGCGAGCCTATGACCCCAAAACTCCTTGTCCAGCTTATAAAAGAAGTTTCTGAGGAATATACCGTTGACAACGAGTAGTGCTAGTGCTTAAATAGAAGCATTATGGACGAAGAACTGGAATACATCTCAAGTATTGAGAGTACCCGAGCCACCGTAGACATCGTACCGCAAGACGAGGCTGATTTGCCAGTGCTTAAAGCTGTCCTGCGTGACATCAACGAAGGTATCATTCACCACCAGACTATCGCCTCGCTATCCCTCGACAACAAGTCGTTTACCATTGAGCAGCAACTCGCTGTCAATCAGGCTATTGTTATTTATTTACAGGGGTTCAAAATGGCAGTTGAAAAGGTAATAGAAGATATAGGGGAGAAGTATAATGGATAATGACACAAGTACGCCAGAGTTCGACACTCTTGGTGACGCATTGGATATGGAGTTTGGCGACACGACAGACACTCCTACTCCAACTGAAGCTGAGGGTGCAGGGGACGATGTTCAGGCAGAAACAAACACTGAAGACGCAAACTCCACACAAACTCCACAAGAAGCTCGCACCGAAGAGCCTGAACAGGGGAACGACCCTGCACCCGACCAAGAAAAAGAGCATGACGTCCAAGACGACCCTCAAGCTCAGATCACCCCTAAAGACGCCGTTAAAGAGGCGCTAAGGGAGCTAGAGCAAGAGAGGCAAACATTTGACAGTACACGCCGTACGCTCCGTGAAGAGATTAAAGAGCGCTACCACCCAGGAGGCTTGAATATCGAGCCACTTGTGGACAGCGAGAATAGGCCTATCACAGGTGTCGCTGATATCGCTGGTAGGCTTTTGAACCCGAATACTAACGAAGTGTTCACTTGGGAAGAAGCGAAAGACTGGTACGACCACGCTATCCAAGACCAGAAAGACCGCATTAGCTCAGTCGAGCAGGATATTGACGCATTAGCCGAGTTTAATCAGTCGCTACTCGACAGCAACGCCCGTGTAATGAGTAAATATGGTGAGTTACTTAACTCTATGCCAGAAGTCGCCCAGCAGGCGCTAGAGGGCTTTCAGGCGCTTATGAAGGTAGACCCGAAGACAGGTGTCATTACCGAAGCTCCAGACCCTGTGCGCTACTATGACATCGTTATGCGCCCTTATGTAGAGGTGGCAAGTCAAAAGCAGTTGGCCGCTCAGGCTCAGGCTGAGAAAGAAGCTGCCGAGCAACAGAAGCGTAATGCGAGTGACCGCGCCGACCTGCCTATTGGTACGGACGGTAGTCACTCAGAGACTAAAGACGCGCTTGATAAAGCATTTGATGAATATTTTAAGGGATAATAAGGAGACATATCATGGGAATTAAGCTAGAACGAATTACAAGCGGCGAAGTTATTGAACTCGACCGACCGGCGCAAATTGCAGCGATCATTAACTCGAGTGACCTTGGCTTAAACGCCAGCAAGGGTCAAGACTACGGCTGGAGGCTTGCTCCAGAAGTAGTGAGCGAGATTGACGATATCCGTAAGGACGTACAGACCATGCAGCTAATCGCTCGTGAAAAGGGTATGATGATTCAAGACATCACCACCTACCACATTGTTGACCACATTATTGACCAGCAAAACGCAGTAGCAGCTATGGCCCGAGAAGCCCAAAACAACAACCCAGCGTACAAAGATAGTTACGACGCTCGTGTCCGTGCCACTCGTGAGGCTAAGGCTAAGCCGGCTGAAGAGGCTAAGAAGCCTATTGTCGCCGCAGTCAAGTCTACTGATAAGAAGTAGTTACCGTGCAAGTCCCCTACCACTTTGAGCCACGGTCGTATCAAGCCGACTTCCTAAGTCAGATGAGAGATAGGCGCATAGGGGTATTGAAGTGGGCAAGGCGAGCAGGCAAAGGATTAACCACCTTTGCCTATGCCATTTCTCGCATGGTTGAAGAGCCGATGGGGGTGGTTATCATCTACCCAACAAAACAGCAGGGGTACGACGCTTTTTGGAATAACATCGAGAATGACGGTTTCCGTACTATTGAACACGTCCCAGCTGAATTAGTCCAATCGCAGACGAACACTGTCGACAACATGTCTATGGTGCTGAAAAACGGCTCAACCCTTACAGTTGTCGGGGCAAACGCCAACCCAGAGAGCCTGCGTGGTCAGAACACTAAGTTGTATATTCTCTCCGAATTCGTAGACATACGCCCTGGAGTATTGGGCATTATCCGACCTATCACGACCGCTAACCACGGTCAGATTATCATTGAAAGCACCACAAAACAAGACGGCATATCTGGAGGCACGTTCCTGCGACTATTCAGCGCTGCCGAGAAAGACCCGACCCAGCTTGCTATGAAGGTGACTGCTAACCAATACATGACGCCTGAACAAATGGAGCAGGCCCGAAGCGACTACATCGCCGAATACGGCAACGACTTCCTATACCGTCAGGAGTTCTTGCTCGATGAGGGTCAGGCGCTGGCTACGAGCTATTACGGCAACCTACTGACGGCGATGAAGAAAGCTGGCCAGATAGGTATGCACCCGCACAACGCCGACTACCCGGTCTATACAAGCTGGGACTTGGGTTCTGGTAAAGGCACGACGGCTATCGTTTTTTGGCAGTATTACAACAAAGAGATGCATTATATCGACATGCACGAGACGCACGATATCGGTGACGAGGCGATTGTGCTATTCCTTAAGAGCAAGCCGTACAATTACGGTGGACACTTCTGGCCACATGACGGCACAAGGGCTGACAGCGATGCCGTCGCCCGAATAACCAAAGCGATTGGGTATGGACTGGTTAACGCTCATATCCTGCCTCGCACAAGAAGTAAGGAAGACGGTATCCGTGCGGTGATTGATATACTGACGGCTGAGACCACGACTATGCACGAGCCGATGATGTTGGGGGCAATAAACAAGCTTAAGCTGTATAAACGCAAGTTTAATGAGCTTACGGGCGACTATGAAGGCCCTGAACACAAAAGCGCCTCTCACGGCGCAGATGCAATTAGGTATTCGGCCGATGCTATTGAGCAGTTTTTCGACCCGACCACGGGTGACTTCTATTACGCTTCGACAGATCAGGAGACAACTGATATGGAAGACCTGATCTATGAGGAGTATGATGATTATGACTTTTAACTGTTGACATCATGTTTATGGTATAATATTGGCAGAATTAGATAATAATTCTAACACTTGACAAAACTACAAAAGGATTATATATTATGGCTTATGGACGCGGGACTGCCAACAAGATGGACGCACCACTTAAGAAATTAAGTGTTGTTACTCAATACCTTGGCGACAACGGTTACACATTCACAGGACGGAACGAAATTTACGTTCTTTCATTCGCAAACGGCTCAACAGCCACTTACAACGAAGCTTCGGCTACAGCACCTTTCGGTACACCAGGTTTGGCCGTACCAACTGAGCAAACATTGACACTTGCTTACAACAAGTCAATGATTACTCGTATTCAACGAACCCAGCAACAAGACGTGCCTATCGACGGTCTTGCGGCTAAATGGGCTGCACAGCAAATTAGTGAAGTATTTATCCCTGAACACGACGAATACTCACTTACGAAGATTTGGGCTGCACGTCCATCTGCTAACGCTGTTACCGTTACTGCTGCTCAAGTTACCCCAACTGGTACTGAAAAGCTTAGCTACAAGTTTGAACTTGCTATCAACAAGGCTCGTGTTGCTGGTAACAAGAACACAAACATGATGGTTGCTTGGTTAAGCTACACCTTCGCTTCAGTTCTTGCTGCTCAGATTAACTTCACTGGTTCTGACCAAGGCTACAAAGACGCACAAGCTGGCTACCTAGGTAAGCACAAGGGCGTTGTCTGTGTTGAAACACCAGATGACTACTTCGTAACTGGTACTTACGCAATTGTTGCTGACAAGCGTGCCGTAGTTAACGTCACACCAAAAATCGACCCAGAAGACTACCGTATCCTACGTGAAGTCCCTGCATTCGACGGTGTTGAGGTTCAACTTCGTGACCGCGGCGACACATTCGTTCTTGGTAAGCGCGTTGGCAACATCGCTACTATCGAAGACGTTGCAAGCACCACTACAACTGCCTAGTTGAGAGGTTTATGTGAAGGAAAACAGCTGTAGTAATGCAGCTGTTTTCTTGTTATGCTTATAGTATGAAGTATTTGTATGGGCAAAGCGCAGACCTCAGATTCAGTTGGGAACTTGACGTGGCGCTCACAAACCTCTATTCACTCGACCCATCTGCAGAGGTGGTTATTTTGTTTACTCGCAGTAGTCCGATGAGCGACGGTGTTTACGATCATATAGTAAGCAGGTACCCAAACGCTGAGGTGCATATGTACGAAGATATGCGAGACGATAGGGCGTATGTTGCCAGCATTAGGCCGTACTTGTGGTACTGCTACTTGAGCGAAGACCCTGCCCGCGAGAAAGAGACGTACTTCCAGGTAGAGAGTGACGTAATATTCCGTAAGCTGCCAAACCTAAATAAACTGGGCCTCACCAAGAAGCGCTGGTATGCGAGTGACTGCAGCGGGTATATCGCCTACGACCCGTATTTAAAAAATGTCCAGAAGGCCGACTTAATCGTTAACGGATTTGCGAGCATTGTTGGCATATCCCGAGGCGAACTTGAGACTACTGCCGGTGTAGGGGCGCACTGGGTCATGAAAGAACCGACAGCGGCCTATTGGCTAAAGGTATACGAGGACTGTAATAAACTCTACCACTTCATACAGCCAATCGACAGCAACATACAGAGATGGACCGTAGAGATGTGGGCGCAACTTTACGCCGCCGTTGCGTTCGGTGTGACGTGGCAGACTGACCACGAGCTAGACTTCTGCAATGCCACTGACAACGTGATGTTGTATGACCAAGTGAACATTATGCACAATGCAGGTGTCGTGGGCGAACTAGGTAAAACGATGTTTTATAAAAACGCCTATATTACGGAAACCCCGTTCGGGAAAGATTTATCGTGGGTCGTGAAGCACAAAGCGACTGCCAAGTATGTAGAAGCAATCAAAGCGGTTGTGTTATAATATAGATACCAAATAAGAGGTAACTATGGCAGCGATTAAGAACGTAATTAGGGGCGATAGCCACACGATAAACCTAACAGTAACTGGCCCTACTGGCCCCGTCGACCTTACTGGCTCGACAGTCTTCTTCACCGTAAACGCCAGTAATAACCCGTTAAACGACGACGATGCGGTAATCGAAAAGACAGTTACCACACACTCAGACCCGACTGCTGGTGAGACAATCATAGCGCTTGACCCGGCTGATACTGCCTCGGTAGTCATCGGTGACTATTTTTACGACATACAGATAAAGGACCCAAGCGGCAATATATCGTCACTACCGAAGGACAAATTCCAGCTAGTTAGCGATATTACTCGTAGGACTTCATAATGGCTGAGTTTGACATAATTCTGACGCTAAGAGAACAGTCGCTGAGTGCAAGCCTTAGCTCGACCAGCATCAGCGCCTCGGTCAACCTCGCTGGACCTCGTGGTCCTCAAGGAATACCAGGCGACCCTGCTTCAAACCTCGTAACATCAGTGAACGGACAACAAGGGGCTGTAGTCATCGATACCGATGATATAGCAGATACCGCAACTAACCGCTATACAAACGATACAGATGTTGCACGACTTGCTGATACCTCTGGCGAAAACACTGGCGACCAAGACCTTAGCGGACTTGCGACCGACGCAGAACTAACCGCTGGACTTGCGACCAAAGAACCGACCATTGCCGCCGGTACAACTTCACAGTATTACCGAGGTGATAAGACCTGGCAAACCCTCAACACAACAGCC